CTGTATTTTCTAACGGAAGGCAATTAACTAACGTGAGATTCTAAGACTATGGACGAAGGATTTTTGAGGCTAAGCCGCAGGTTTTTCTCGAATGAAATGTGGAATGAAGCCCGTACTTTTAGCAGTTGCGAAGCGTGGTTAGACTTAATTCAGTCTGCACGATTTGAGGCAACGCCCCGAAAGGAGAGTATCGGAGGTCGAGAAATCTCTTATTCAAGAGGTCAATATCCTGCATCCATAAGATTTCTGTCACAGCGTTGGAAATGGTCTGAAAAGAAGGTGCGTTCCTTTCTTGTGCATCTTAGAAAGAAAGGTATGATAACTGTTGAGTGCAATCAAGGAATGAACCTTATAACCTTATGTAAATATGAAGAATATAATCCAATGGGCACAACCAAGGGCACAAGTAAGGACACAGGTATTGAAAAGGAAATCAATGAATTAAGACACGAATGGGCACAACTAAGGGCACAACTTGGGGCACAGCCCATGAACAACAATCTACCGCAATCCGAACTTTTACAAAAATCAGGGCACACAGAGGGCACAAATACAAAGAAAGAAGAAAGAGAGTATATAGATATATCTCTACATCAAAAGAAAGAAAATACTCCTGACGGAGTATCAAAGAAAGCCAAGCTTTCTTCGCCCTCCCCCTCTGAAAAGATTGATTACAGCGGATTGATGGAATACTATAATACCACATTCAAAGACAGACTCCAGCAGATAAGATCAATGACTGATGTGAGAAAAAAGGCTGTAAAAGCCCGGATAGCCCAATATGGGAAAGAGTCAGTGAGGAGTGTTTTCAATCTCATTCTTCAATCCCCGTTCTTACTTGGAGCTAATGACCGCAATTGGAAATGCGACTTTGATTGGATTTTCAAACAAGCAAACTTTACTAAAATATTGGAAGGAAACTATAATGGGACAAGACTTAGTAAAAATCAACAGGATAGCGAGCAGCGAAAACGTGATTCAGTTCTTGCAGTCGCTACAACCGTTAGAGAAGCTGCCGCAAAAAAGAGAAAGGAACTTGAAGCAGAGGGCGTTATTGAATAAATATCCCGATCCTGCACAATTCATTCTTGATTACAACCCTGATTTGCAGTTCAAACTTGTCAGATGTAATGCAACCCATTCAGAACTGGCGTTGAATGACAGCATTCCGAGTTTAGGGCTATTGTCTTCTACTTATGGGGATGAAACACCGATAGAATGGCTAAAGATACAATTTGGCTCATTGAATGACTTTGCAGAAGTTTCAACCAAGATAGCGAAAGAGCAACTTTCTGAACTATCGGAGATATTCCTTTCGGAGTATTATTATATAAATGCCGCTGAAATCTGTTTTTTCATAGCACGGTTTAAGTCAGGGAAGTATGGGCGGTTCTACGGTTCAATAGATCCATTGAAAATAACAAGTGCGATGCTGGACTACGTTTCTGAACGTCGGAAAGATATTGAACGGAAAGAGCGTGAACGATACAGAAACCAACGTGAAAAAGAGATAGAGGAGCGTGGAGATAACAGAATCTCTTATGCTGAGTACATTGAAATCAAGCACCGTGCTGATGCAGGAGATGAGGAAGCTAGAAAAATGCTGATATCACCATGAGAATAACCGTTTACTGGGTAACAAGAAATCCGGATGTTATCGTAAGAATCCGGAAAAAGTTCAATATCCCAAGTTATACTTCCGTGAACTACGAAACAGAATGTGAAATCAAGAATGAAGACTTTCCACTGTTAGAAGAAACAGAACGAAGGGGATTCATTCGAATTAGAAATAAGAATACACGATTATGCAAGGAACAGACAAACTGAATACGATAACCAACATCGTATTTGTCCTCACGGACGTTTTAGAAACCAACCTTCTAGAAATGCAGCAGCAATACAAGAAGGAAGGCTTTGAATTGCGGCACGATTCAAAAAGAAACTTCAACACAGCCATAGCCGCGATAAAGAGATTGAAAAGTGATGTGAATCATTGCAGCGAATCCACTCAGGAAAACTTCGGCAATGATTCTGACATGGTGAACGCCATGTTGCTCACACTGATTGACAGATGCGGTGATGATGACAACCTCGCTTATAAGATGTACGAATACATTAAATCTTTCCCGTCCAAACTGAATCTAGACTTGGATTTGGATAATGCGTTCAGCCACCTGTTTAAAAAGGAGAAGTTATGAAATCGCAGAAAAATATCTTAAAATCCATTGAAGGTCTGTCCGATATAGAACTATTTGTTATTGATCTCTTTTGTGGCGCCGGTGGCTTATCCGAAGGTGTGGAAGAAGCACGATTGGATGGAAATAGATGTGGAAAGGTTGTTTGCTGTGTGAACCATGACAAGAATGCCATCCTTTCACATGATGCCAATATCCCTGATGCACTTCACTTTATTGAGGATATCCGTACACTGGAACTTTCCCCGATAAGCACTATTGTAGAACGTATCCGCCAGCTATACCCTGATGCCATGATAATGCTTCATGCCTCTTTGGAGTGTACTAACTTCTCGAAAGCCAAAGGCGGTCAGCCGAGAGATGCCGACAGCCGAACGTTGGCAGAACATCTCTTCCGTTATATTGATGTTATAGACCCTGACTACATTCAGATTGAAAATGTAGAAGAGTTTATGTCATGGGGAGATATGGATGAGAATGGGAAACCTATCAGCATGGACAAAGGCCGGCTTTATCAAAAGTGGGTGCGCAATGTCAAGAAGTACGGTTACAACTTTGAGCACCGCATCTTAAATGCTGCCGACTTCGGTGCCTACACCACAAGAAAACGCTTCTTCGGCATCTTTGCTAAAAAGAACTTGCCGATAGTATTCCCAGAACCGACCCACTGTAAAGGTGGTAGGCAAGATATGTTCTCGCGGCTGGAGAAGTGGAAGCCGGTAAAAGATGTGCTTGATTTCTCTGATGAAGGAACTACCATCTTCAGGGAAAAGCCTCTTGCAGAGAAAACGCTTGAACGTATCTATGCCGGACTTATCAAGTTTGTAGCCGGAGGAAAGGATGCCTTCCTCGTAAAGTATAATTCTATGAGCCGTACAGGGAAATATAACGCTCCTGGGATTGACGAACCATGTCCGGTGGTAGCCACGCAAGGCAGACTTGGAGTAGCGCAAGTTTGTTTCCTCTCTAAGCAGTTTAGCGGACACCCCGACAGCAAGAACGTATCAGTGGAAGAACCGGCTGGAGCAATCACTTGTAAAGACCACCACGTTTTTGTATCGGCTTACTATGGGAACGGGCATAATCATTCGGTGGAACTTCCTGCACCTACGGTCACAACGAAGGACAGGATGGCTTTAATTGAAAGCCAATTTATGTGTTCTTATAACTTTAAGGATACAGGAAAGGATATTAATCAGCCTTGTCCTACACTTCTGACTAAAGACAGACTTTCCCTTGTATCTCCATTTTTTATGAATCAATATTCTGGAGGTGGTCAGGTGTCTGATATAAACTCACCATGCCCCGCTGTTACCACAACACCGAAACAAAACTTAGTAATATGCCAGCCGTGGATAATGAATACTGCATTCTCAAATGTAGGTAGTAGTATAGAGGAACCCTCCCAGACCATTACCGCAAACAGGAAATGGCACTATCTGATGAATCCACAGTTCAACAGTGCTGGCGGCTCTGTTGATAGCCCCTGCTTCACATTAATAGCCCGCATGGATAAGATGCCGCCCTATCTGGTAGCAACAGAAAGCGGTCAGGTAGCGATTGAAATCTACAACAATGATAGTCCTATGACCGTGAAGATAAAGGAGTTCATGGCACTGTATGGCATAGTGGATATTAAAATGCGGATGCTTCGCATTCCGGAACTCAAAAAGATTATGGGATTCCCTGAAGATTATGTTTTAATAGGCACACAAGCTGACCAAAAGAAATTTATCGGGAATGCGGTGGAGGTTACACAAGCGAGAAAAAATACTGAAGCACTTTGTAAAGTATTGAAAAAGTTGAGATTGAAGAAATTAAAAGAAATAGCTTAATGGAAAATGGAAAACTTATATTAGATGCCTGCTGTGGCAGTAGAATGTTTTGGTTTAACAAACATAATCCTCTTGCCTTATTCGTTGATAAGAGATCAGAGATAGTAACAGCCAAGGATAGAGATAAGATCAGAACCATAGAGATAAGATCAGAACCATAGAGATAAAACCGGATATAATAGCAGATTTCACCCACTTGCCGTTTGAGGACAATTCTTTCTACATGGTGGTATTTGACCCACCTCATCTAAAAACACTTGGTGAAACCTCATGGATGGCTAAAAAGTACGGAAAACTGCCGAAAGACTGGCAGTCACTAATACACGATGGATTTACTGAGTGTATGCGCGTCTTGAAGCCTAACGGCACGCTTGTATTCAAATGGAACGAGAGTGAAATAAAAACAGTGGATGTATTGTCTGTTATCCCTTTTAAACCTCTATTTGGACATACCACTGGAAGGCAGAGCAAAACAATATGGATGTGCTTTATGAAACTGCCAATTAACGAATAACGGTACGGAAAGGAATAAAATGATAATAGCTTGGTTTAGTTGCGGTGTAACATCCGCAGTTGCTTGTAAGATTGCATTGAGCTTGTATAACGATGTACAACTCTATTATATCGAAACTGGTTTCGGGCATCCAGATAATGTCCGATTTATCTCAGATTGCGAGAGATGGTACGGGCAGCCAATTCATACCATTCGCAGCGATAAGTTTTTCAACGTAAAAGATGTACTGATTAAAAAACGGTACATCAATGGTCCTACTGGTGCAGCTTGCACATTCGAACTAAAGAAACAAGTCCGTTACAAGCTGGAGAAGGAACTTGGTTCTTGGGACGGTCAAGTTTGGGGATTCGACTTTGACCCGAAAGAAATCAATCGAGCTATCCGCTTTAAACAGCAATATCCTGATACAAAGCCGTTGTTCCCACTTATCGAGCGACAGATAACCAAAAAGGATGCAATGGGAATGCTTTGGAAGGCCGGCATTGAAATCCCAGCCATGTACAAGATGGGCTATAATAACAATAATTGTATCGGTTGCGTGAAAGGTGGCATGGGCTATTGGAATAAAATCCGGAAGGACTTTCCGGAAGTATTTGCTCGAATGGCGCAGATTGAGCGTGATGTTGGAGCTACCTGCCTAAAGGATAAAGACGGTCGTATCTTCCTTGATGAACTACCAACGTGGCGGGGTGACCCAGTAGAAGAGATTATACCGAATTGCTCGCTTATCTGCCAGATAGAGTTTCAAGAGATAATCGACAGACAGGTAGAACGAGTTTTAAAAGGAGAAAACAGTATTAATGATGTAACCTAATTAGCTTCAAACTGAACAGAAATGAATGATGGAGTTTATTTTGACCAAAATGGTAACGAGGTAATCGTAATCAATGGATTTGAATACTCACGAGAAGAATTTGATTCCCTTGTGGATATGTGTGGAGATTGCAATATGTAATAACAAAAGAAAGAAATGAGTAAAACAACAATTTATTATCTATTCCTAATAGCAATGTATATGCTGCTAGGATAGATGGAAAGGAGAAATATGGATAAAGATAAATTCAACAAAGCAATAGAAATCAACAATAAAATAGAGGAATACAAAGATCATAAGATGGCACTTGAAAATTCTAACATAAAATATGGTGGTGGATTGATATTTACATACAACAGAATGCACAATGATGTACCATTAAAGGAAGAAATTTTTGGTAAGAATTTCCTTCAGTGCTATATGTATGCTTTGGATAGTAAGATAAAAGAATTACAAAAAGAGTTTGACGAATTATGA